AGACAAGGCGGCTGCAGCTACATCAATGATGGCTGAGCTGTTTGGTGAGCCTGAGCTGCTTGTAGGGACTGGAAACCGTAATGTAACCATGATGGCTATTGCTCCGACAACGAGCTCTAGTTTTATAAAGGGAGCAGTTTCTCCGTCAATTGAACCACTTCATTCAAACTATTTTACCAAGGATCTTGCCAAGGGGAAATACACTTACCGCAACCCTGAACTGAATCGGGTTCTGACTGCTCATGTTCAAAACACCGAAGAAGTGTGGTCGTCAATTTTGGTTAGGAAAGGTTCTGTTCAACATCTTGACTTCTTGTCTAGTCATGAAAAAGATGTGTTTAAGACCTTCGGTGAAATTTCTCAACTGGAAATTGTTATCCAGGCTGCAGATCGCCAAGGTTTCATTGACCAAGCTCAGTCACTCAATCTTATGATTCACCCGAAAACCCCTGTAAAGGATGTTTCGTCGCTGTATCTTACTGCTTGGCAACTTGGTCTAAAGTCTTTGTACTATCAACATTCAACCAACCCTGTTCAGGAGCTTGTTGCAAGTTTGGTCTCCTGCACTAGCTGTGAGGCTTAATGGAATCAATTTATATTAGGGTTGTTGGAAGAACAACTCCTGTTTGTGCATATTGTGAGTTGGCTAAAAAGCTCCTTGAGAGGAAAGGGCTAGCCTATGAGTTTGTTGAACTCGCAACTTCACCTGAATACCAGAACCTGTTTGCAGAGCTTGGTATCAGAACTGTCCCTGCAATCTTTCTTGACTCAGAGTACCTAGGAGGCTACACTGAACTACTAGCCTATGTCTAAGCTAAAGGCCCAGATTACTGGGCTTTTTTCTCATTTTAGCAAAGAGGTTATCTTGGCTACCATTCAAGAGTACATTAACCAACACGAAGCTGGTGTGTTTGGAATCAAACAAAAGATTTCCAGTGTCAAGGCAAGTTTGCTGCCAGAGAAAGGAGAAATGTATCAAGGTGATGGTCCTTGTCATTATTTCTTGCTACCCGCTGCTCAGTCTATGGTAAGGAAGACAAAGATTCTAGGGGTAGTCACCCACAGCACTAAAGACCTGTCAAACTATACCAGTATCGTAGCTTACTACGACTGGTTGTTGAACAGATCCTTGTTGAGGGATTGCTACATCACAAAAAAGGCAGAAGTAGCTGCTAAACACGGGGTGATTCAACGAATTGATCTTGAAGCAAACCTCTTCTTGCTTGCAGCACAGCTGGCCCGCTGGCCTTGGACTGAGTATGAGGTCTACGTAGAACCTTTTGACCGTCTCGTGAAAGATGGTTATAAGCTTCCTTGGTTGTTGCAGCTTGCCTTGGTTACGAGTGGCCAACTGTGCTTGTCTAACGATAAGCTCTATTGGGTTGCAGGAGCCCAAAGCCATACTAGCCATTCTTTGTTTGGCACAGGGACTTCCCATCATTTGCCTTGGTCTGTGCAGATGAACTACCTTGGGGGACTTAAGAATCTGTGTAGAAGTGAACTGCAACAAGGTTTTCAGGGTATCTCCTTTTTGAAGGGTAGAAAACTCTTTGGGATGGATAGTAGCATCTGTGTCAAAAACTGGGATGGCTACGCAACAAAACTTTTGCTTGGTGAGATCAACGGAGAGATTATTCCAGTCAGGGATTACCACGGCAAAAATCAAACCCGTGTAGGAGGTAGAACAGAAGAGATCGAACCGGCATACCAATACTTCTGGGAGCAAGCAGTTAGCCAGCTGCCTAGCTCCAACAAAGCCAGCATCTCTAAGATCTCGGTAGATCTTCCGTGGTTTGAAAACTTCGTGGCGAAAAACAACATAACAACTGGAATGTGAACAAGATGAAAACCTTTACAATGTCGCACCCTGACTTCAACGTTGCCAGCTGGGTTGAAGATGCTCTGGGTTGGAAACCTGCCAAGCAAGATGCAGGTGGCCCGCTCCCTGACTTTCTAATCCTTCCGGGAGGGGCTGATGTGAACCCCATTCTGTATGGAGAGAAAGCCCACCGTTTTACCTCCCCTGCCCCTTTGAACCGTGACTACAATGAGTTTGAGTCAATTCTCCGCTACCGGCTGCAAGGTGTTCCAATGATCGGTATTTGCAGGGGAATGCAGATGCTTCATATTTCTACAGGAGGTCGTCTGACGCAGCACATAAACGACCACAAGGCCCGAGATCACCGAGTTGTTCTGGTCTCAGGAGCAAACCCGCTGAAGGATGAAGACTGGTACACCAACACTTACCACCATCAGCAAGTGCCTCTTGATGAGACTGCTCAGTATGACCTTGTCATGGGCGTTGTCGATGATCGTACCCATGTGGAGGTTATCCACAGCCAACGATACAACTTCCTAGGGATGCAGTTTCACCCAGAGTATGACTCCAAGCTGACAGGGGAAACCTCGACCCTTGCCCGTGACCTCATTCTGAATTACTACGGAGAGAAGTGAATGTGTGGACTTGTAGGTATGGCAGGAACGGATCTGAGCAATAACATTGACTTGGAAACCTTCCGTTGGATGCTGAACTTTGACTCGACTCGCGGCGAAGACTCCACAGGTGTTGCTATCAAGCGGGTCAAGCTTTCAAACAATCGGGGTCGTGTTGACCTGCGGAAGACCGAAGGAGCTCCTGGTAACTTGTTTGCCAGGAACCCTGGTTTCTTCAACACCCTGGGTCGTATTGAAGCCCCTCTTGGTGAAAGAATCGAGTTTATCATTGGCCACAACCGGGCTGCCTCTGTCGGCGGGCCCGGTGTCATGAATGCTCACCCTTTCCGTCAGGGCAACATCGTGGGCGCTCACAATGGCACGATCAACCAAGGGTTGTTCCAGCTGCCCCATGTTCAGGGAGACTTGCAGGGAACCACTGACTCGGAAAAAATGTTCCATGCCTTGTCGAAGGACTGGCCGCTTCAAAAGGTTGTGAACACAGTCACAGGTGCTCTTGCTCTCACCTGGTATGACGATAAGACCAACACGATCAACCTTTACAGGAACAAAGAACGTCCGTTGTTCTTTGTCTTTGACCAACCCTATGGCAAGCTGGCCTGGGCGTCAGAAGAGTGGATGTTGAAGCTGGCAGCTCGCCAGGGCAAATGCACCTGGATCAAACCTGAGATGGTAACATCTCTCGACGAAAACAAACACTTGACCTTCAAGCTGTCAAAGACTACTGGCAGAATTGAGTCCATGACTGTTGAGGTTGTTGAGAAGGAGGTAGTTGCGGCAACCCCCGCAGCTGACAACTTTCAACAACGAGGCGCACTTACAGTCCCAGGAGTATCAAGACTGGTGGGACATGGCCGGGAGGTACCACATGCAGTAGTGCCTTTTCGTCGTCAAGGCTCCAAGAGACTCGGAATCGAAGACGGATGGTACATTCATAGTAGTCCTGTTACTGCTGCTCTTTTTGCTGATTTGTCTCATGGTGGGTGCGCCTGCTGTGGGGCCGATCTGAACTTTGAAGACTGCACAAACGGGAGAATCAAATGGGCAAACAAGCTGCTTCCTGTTTGCCATAGCTGCGCCCTTGAGTTTGAAATGTTGGAGTCGTGATGAAGCTGAACAAAGGTAGCCTTGAATTGATGTTGGGTTGTGACCCCGAGGTCTTTGTAAAAGACAGTTCGGGCAAGCATGTCAGTGCCCATGGCCTGATTCCTGGAACCAAGGACAACCCTCTCAAGGTGAAAGACGGGATGGTTCAGGTCGATGGTATGGCACTTGAGTTTGGGGTAGATCCTTGTGCCACTGAGGATGAGTTTGTCACTCGAATTTCCTCAGTCATGACGCAGTTGGCGTCTATGCTGCCGAAGGGTTACACGCTGGATGTTGTTCCGGTTGTGGTCTTCGATGAGACAATTATCCGAGCACAACCTCCCGAGGCTCTCGAGTTAGGTTGTGATCCCGATTACAACGCCTACACAAGGATGACAAACCCGAAACCGAACCTTACAGATCCTTGCATGCGGTCTGCGGGGGGTCATGTCCACTTTGGTTGGGGAAAGAATTTCAGACCCAATGGTGCGCATATCAATGCTTGTGCTGCTCTTGCAATCCAGCTGGACAACTTTCTAGGAGTTCCATCGCTTGGTTGGGATGACAACGCCTTGCGTCGTGCGCTCTACGGGGCTGCAGGAGCTTTCCGACCGAAGCCCTACGGAATGGAGTACCGTTCTCTCAGCAATCAATGGCTGTTGAAGGAGTCCACAACACGCTTTGTCTACCGCAGAGCGGTGGCGGCCTTTGCACAGCTGGCAATGAACAGCGAAAAAGCAACGTTGATGCCCAAGGTTGCGGCAATCAACAATCGTGCAGGCTACCAAGCGCAGGCTGTTATCAACAACAACATGGCTGAAATTGGCGCAGCTATCTATGAGAAGGTTCGTCATGAAAATTCCCTTTAACAACGAAATGTCTTGGGCTCATTCCCGACTCCACATGTCTTGGTTGAAGATGAAAGGGGTTGGTATTGTCCAGGTAGGAGAAATGACTGGCATAAACAACAAGCTGGAAACTGCGAAGATTTCTGTTGCCAACAAAGGACTGTTCTCTGGCTGGAGACAAACGACCTGGGACACTCTTGAGTATGTGCCGGGAGAGCTCGGCTACATTGGGCCGTACTATGTCGTGCGTAGTCCTCTGCGTCGAAACTTTAAACAAGGCCTCACCAGTGGGACCATGTTCATCCTTGGAGAAAAAGGAAACCTGAGTGGGTTCAGCGAAAGAATCTTCACTGACAACGCCAAGGATGTCTCTATCTGTCTGGAAAACACTTACCGCAAGATTGATGACGTCATGGAAGAATTGGAGGAAACAGGGGAACAGCAACCGCTGTCTCGTTCCTTCTGCCTGAGTGGTGACTACAAGCTGAAGTACAAGGAGATTCCTATCGGTCGACTGACTGGTAACGATAAGTTTAAACTTGAGTCAAATTTTGACTTCTTGTCGCAAGAGCTCGGAGGAACTGTAGGCTATGAGCGTATTTCTTTCTAAGGTGCTTGGCACGCACTATCGTCACACCATCCGAAAAGAACTCTATGGTGTTGAGGTTGAAGTTGAAGGTCCTGCACCTTTCCCTGAAATGGTGGCGGGGGTTGATCCTGACAACGCGTGGTGGAATTCCAAACCCGATGGCTCTTTGCGGGGTCATTCCATGGAGTACGTGTCAGGCGTTTTTCCTGATGCATTGAAGGCAAAGAAGGAAGTTGTCAGACTCTACGACAAAATCGGAACAGTCAACGATTCGATGAGAGCTGGTGTACACATACACTACAACGTTCAATCGTGGACAGTTCAGGAGCTGTTTACTTTCTTGTCGTTGTACTACTTGTTTGAAGACACGCTCTTTGTTTTCCTGGGAGAAGAACGAAAGGGCAATCTCTTTTGCCTTGACGCAAAGGAAGCCGGGTACATTCCTCATGGTTTGTATCAGTGTTTGCAGAGTGAAACCTTCGAAGCAATGCTGTTCAACAACCAAGACATGCGCTACTCCGCGCTTAACTTGTACTCGGTGAAGAAGTTTGGTTCGATTGAATTCCGAGCCTTGCGCACTCCCGTCACAGCAGCCCCCATACTGACTTGGATTGACATCATTGAGTGCCTGGTCCAGGGGGCGAAGCGATTCAACAACCCACAGGAGGTCATTGACAGCTTCTCAGCCATTGGCTTTGAAACCGTTGCCAATACGGTGTTTGGGGCGTATGCTCCGAAGATCACCAAACAACCCAATTTTGAAGACAAAATTCGTGGTTGTATCTACCTTCACCAGTTCTGGATCTATCTGAAAAAATGGAGCACCAAATAATGTACATTCTTCCCTACAAAGCCGGTTCCAAGTCTGCTCTCGCGCTAGCCAAGGGCACAGAGAGTCTCTTGATTCGTCTTGAAGGCTCCAAGTTCAAACCGAGTGCCAAGAAGCTTGTTCTGAACTGGGGCTCCAGCTCGCTGCCTGCTCACTGGGAAGGAACAGGGGTGAAGGTCATCAACCACCCCAACAAGACTTCCCGAGCTACCAACAAGAAGACCTTCTTTGAAGACATGGCAGCTGCAGGGGTTTCTATTCCTCGCTTCACGACTGACAAGGAAGTTGCTCGTTCCTATTTTGATACAGGAGCAAAGATGGTGTTTGCTCGCACTGTGTTGAATGGGCACAGCGGTGTTGGTATTGTTGTTGTGAACAGCAAGGAAGAGCTCGATGCAATTGCTCCTGGAACGCTGTTGGTGGAGTATATTCCCAAGCGGCATGAATACCGCATCCACACCAAGGGTGATGGCACCGTGTTCTCGATTCAACAAAAAAAGAGGGACATGGACATCCCTGAGGACAAGGTGAACTTCAAGATTCGGAACCATGACAATGGTTTCATCTTTGCTCGAAATGACATTGATGTTCCCCCGAATGTTCTTGAAGAAGCGTCCAAGGCAGCCAAGGCTTCTGGTCTTGACTTTGGAGCCTTTGACATTATCTACAATGAGAGGAAAAAACAACCTTTTGTTCTTGAAGCAAACACCGCCCCTGGCTTGTCGGGGACCACGGTGAATGACTATATTACCATGATTGGAGCAATTGCTGTATGAGTAAAAGCTACGAAATTATGGCGGCCCTGACACCTCTGCGATACCTCGGTTCACCATTTTCAAGCAAGATCAAGGCTGGTCGTGAAGTGGATTGTATCAAGGCTGCAAAGGAGAGCGCTGAGTATTACGATGCTCACTTTGGCCGCAGAATTGAACCGGAACAATTTGCGGAAGTTTGTACTGATCTGAAAATGTTTCTGAACTACGCAGCACAATTGTCAGTTCAAGTAGGGCTCAGTGAGTCCCCCCGAAGTATGGTGCTGCGTGCTCTCAAGGCCCAACACTTCAAGTTCTATGTGCAGGTAGTGCGGAAAGGCGCTCCTAGCTTTGTAGATAGCGGAGCACTAACTGACTACTTGCCCTCGGAAACAGATTACCCTGAAATACTATCTCAGATGGTAGATGCGATGCAAGTGGTAATCAATCTGCTGCCAACCTACCTGCCAATGGCAATTGTAGATCTCGAGGGATTGAAAACCCTGGGGGTCACAGGTTTGACACAACAAGAAAGGATTGACTACATCGTCAACAAACCTTTGTACGAGTTGTATGAAGCCTTTGACTGGAAAGCCACCAAGAATGGATTCTATTTTTGGTGCTCAAAGTTATTGGACTACAACGAGTATGGGGCTCGCCGAGCTTTTCTGCGAGAAGCTATAAACTTTGACTTTCACCTGGAAGAGGTGAAGCTTGCATCTGCTAGCCCCAAGAAGTTTCCAGGAGGACCAATAAAGTGGAAAGCTGCCACTGACCCTGCTCCTGCAGATGATTTCTGGAATGCAGGGATTGGCGCACAAGAAGAAGGCCCGGTCCATATGGCTGATGTGCCTGCAGCCAACAATATTGTACTGAACCCCGGCGAGGAGTTCTAAAAAAAAAGGACCCTTCTGGCATTACGCCGGAGGGGTCCACTTTCTTTTTTTTTTCTGATCAACAACCAGCATCAAAACCGGAGATTAGTTTCTCTCCAGCAACAACAGACACAGGGCCTCCATCTACCAGGAGAGCGTCATTCAAGTTGTCAATCAAGGGTGACAATCCGTCACAAACACCACGTTCAGTTACTACCGGGCTTATTTTTACGAGCGGCTTGCCTTGCTCGCAGGCGCTCAAGAGCAACGGCAGTACTGTTAGGAACACTAGTAGCTTCATTGATTCTCTCCTTGGTCTTGTCAGCCTTTGCAGAGGCAAAAATACTAAGCAACTTGTAGAGACTATCTACAATTGCAGACAAAATAGACACAAAATTAATCATTGCTTCTTTTCCTGTTTAGTCCACCAGTCAGCTCCAAAAGCAGCACCAGCAAAGGTTGTAAAGGGCCAAGCAACGATTTTCAAGGCCTCTAGGTGATTATACCAGAGCAGTACTCCAAGAGTCAAGAGGAGTACCGATGCAATTTCACGTTTCCAAGTTTTCATTTAATCAACTCAAAATGTGGCCAATCATTAAAGTCAGAACCAGGATGTTTCAAGTTGTAACGTAGAGGTGCTGCCTTGATATCCGAAAGAGAAGAGCCATAGTCTCTCATGTCTTCGTACCAGTTACCACCCCAAATCAAACCGAGATCAAGGTGTTTAGCTGCCAGAGACATGGCGACAGCAATGGTCAACTGCCTCGGAATAGAGTTTACGTCAAAGCCTGAGCCTGCTACGTAGGGAGTTAGATCAACTGCTCTACCTGATTGATGGTTAGATTTTTTGTTGTAGCCATCCAATTGTGACAAGCCTCGTTTAAACAACTGGTTTTGATAGGCTGCTGTTCGGTAGGCTACATCAGTAACACCAAAATCTTGAGTGCTAACAGACAAAGCGTACTTTACAAGATCAATCATACGAGGATCAACTCCACGAAGGTTTTCTAGTGAACGAGTACTCAGTGTGTAAGGCATTAGCTGACTCCTAGAACAGTCAAGACTGTTTGTTTGTCAAGAGAAAGACTTTCAATTACGTCATCAAACAACGCAGAGGTGCAGTCTACTTCAGACAACACAAACCATTCTATTTCATTTTCAAAACAAGTAGTTGGGTCTGGGTTAGTTGAGCTATAGCCGTTCAGAACAAGAGAGTAAGCTACTTCTCGGGAAATTAGCGCGTTGTAGAAAAGTGTCTTGACAAAGTCTACTTTTTTTACCTTGTGTTGTAAAGAGGTAACAGGCGCGCCTGAGTTGACCCAACCAGAAGTGGACCAGACTTGATCTCCAACAGGTTCAGGGACTTCAATTGCTCCTTCAGGTGGTTCGGCCCCGTCAATAAAGGCTCCGAGCAAGTTGCCTTGGTCATCTTTATAAAATTTAACTGACATTACAGCCAAGCCCTCACAATCAAGTTCCAGTAGTTCTTATCAAAGCCCATTGTGCTACCAGCTGGTGCGTAGGTAGTTGCTGGGTAAGTAGCAGAAAGTTTTAGATAAATGTTAGTGTCGTCTGCAAACATACCAAAAGTCAAGGTAGTAAGGTGAAACTGAACTTCGGTACCAACTGTAAAACCATAGGTTCCTATTTTACAAATAAAACTACCATTCAGCAGCAAGGGTACATCACCAAGCCCGTGAGCAAAAGTGTAGCTGGTACTATAGTTGAAGACTGTAGGGCTAGAGACATAAAACTTAGAAAAGCTAGAAGATGAAGAAATTACAACATCACCCGCAATACCTTTTGGATTGGTAATAGTAATACCCGTTCCCGCGGTAATGCTCCTCGCAGCAACGCTATTAGGCCCTGTCTTTGTCAAGAAGCCAGTAGTACCTGAGAGAATTGCAGCAATGTTTGAAAGAATTGTGGAGGAAGCCTGTTTTCCATTCAACTGAGTTTGGATGGGTCCAGTAACGTTGTCTACGTAGTTTAGCTCTGTTACTGTTGATGCTAGTCCTGCAAGGCTGATGCCTGTTGCAAGGGTAATAACACCGCCTGAGTAAGTCAGCACAGGTCTCCAGGCACCAGACCAGTAAATATTGAGCACCTTAGTGCTAGCGGAAGAGTCAATCCAAAGTTTACCATTCACTACGTCTTGTGTAGGAGCAGTGGAACCTTCATGACAAGAGTTGACAGCTGCCAAGGCCGCATTGAGGGCCGCCGTGAAGGCGGTCCCCGATTGCGTAGCAGCCACCACTAGAGAAGCTTGGGTCATTGTTTAAATTCCTGATGCATGCCAATCGATGTCGCGAACGACTCGTGCCCCTGCGTTGTATACAGAGACAGTAAAACTCGTCTTACTACGAGCAACAACAACAACGTTGTCGCCAGAAGAACCACCAACAGGGGTTACTGCAACTGTAGGCACAACTGTCCCAGAAATGCCTCCATAAAAAGGAGTCGGGAAAGTCACTACAGTATCTGCTGAGCTGCTTGTGGTTGTGTTTCCTCTGTAGTTCTTGTTCTTGATATCAATTATCAAACTTAGAGAGGTAAACTGGAAGAAAGAGTTTGAGTCTGCGGTATTAGCATTAACTCTGATTTTGAAATACCTACCTGTTAGAGTAGCCGAAGTAATGAGCGAGTAAGGAGTGAAGGTGATGTTGTCCTCTGAATAAGAAACATAGAACCTAACATAACCAGAGCCCACAGGCCCACTAAAGGAAGTCATGGAGCTGATGTCTGAATAGTCGGAAACCAGTGTGCCACGAGTAGTACAACTAGCAACATACTGTGGAGTTATACGGACATCCACTACTTCATTGATATCAATAGGGTTACTTGCATAGTAGTACGACATATTAGTCGTTCCAGTATCTTGGGTAAGAACACCAGAGATAACAGAACATCTTGTCTTGAGACCAGTATAGGTGTTTGGTATAACTGTGTTTGTAACAACAGTGTAGTTAAAACCACCATACTTGTTCACAACACTAGCAAAGTTAGCTGACTGCTGGCCGGTAGAGTCTATAAACTTGATAAAGTAAGTCCCAATCATTGTTGGCACTGAGTAGGTAATCATGCTACCCGGAACCTTAGATGTTACTTCTGTCGCAGCTTCCCAAGTGGCCGACCCGTCAATTGCTGGGTGCAGTCTTATAAGCACAAGCCCACCGTAGGCAACATCAATGTCAGGAGTTGGATCCCAGGACAAAATAGTCTGCCCGCTGGCCCCGTTGGACAAAGTCAGGTTAGTTGGGTCTGCTGGCAGGGCTGTCAACCCAAGAGCAACAAACTCACGGTAGACATAGTCTGAAATGTATCCATTACGACCTATGGCGTTAAGTCTAACAACATATGAGCCAGCCAACACATCATCAATACGAATACTTGTGCCAGAAGTTTCACCAACAAAGATCCAGTCAACTGCTGTTGACAAACGATAGCTTACTGCGTATCTGGAAGTAATAACAACTCCTGAAGAAGGATTTGCATTCCAAGAAACAACAAGTCTTGATTTAACTCCTGCTGCTTCATTGAGGTAGTAAAGCTCTTCTGTAACAGTAGGAATTGACGGCTCCGGAGGAGTGTTGTCAAGGTAAGTGTAACGAGTCACTACACCTGAGGACAGTCTACCAAGTTGAGAAATAGAACGGACTCTGAAGACATAAGTCCCAGTTTCAAGACCAGTGATGCTATAGCTCTGAGCGGTAGTTGTTCCCAGTGGCAAGTAAGTAGTATCCGGATCAACAACCCACAATCCAAGACCAGAGTCAAAGTAAGAATTGTCAATATAGTAATCAACAATATAACTGCTCGGAGTCTGAGTAATTGGGCTATCCCAACTAATTTTCATAGTTCTATTAGGATCTTTAGTTTCAGCACCAAGAGAAACAGTCACATTCCTGGGATTTTTAACCCCGTCGTAGTAAGTTATTTTCTTGACATAGGCGACATCGTCAGGGGCATTGAAGGCATAGTTAGTGTAGCTATGGTAGTCAGCCTCAAGGTTTGCTGTAAAGTCCTCATTGAGTTTTACAGACTTGATTTTGAAGATCTCACCGTTCACATAGGTATTTCGATCATTGATAAGAACAAGATCGCCTGGTTCAAGAAGAGTTGCTTCCCCTCTTGCCTTAAAGGCTATGGAGTAAGAGTTTCTTGAAGTTCTGACCATTTGCTCGGCCTTGGCCTTAGCATGGTAAGGGTCTGTAGTTCCCGGCAAGTAAACTTCTGTTTTAAGAACCTGTCCGCTGTCTTCTGTTACATAAGTGTTGTAGACAGTCGAATAGGTTTCTGGCCAAGTTTTTACATCATCCTTAAAATTTTCATTCTCGTTCTTAAAGGAAGCAGTGACTTGAGCGTAGCGAGTGCTAGAGTCAGGCCAGGTCAAGGTAATAGTATCTCTAACAAGGTTGTCGTTGTTGATTTCCAGAACAACCAGGGCAGATTGTTTTGCTTCGTTGGTAGGGTACATCAGCGAGAGTTTATAGGTGCCTGATGACCAAATCAACTCGGCTTCACTCATTGTTTCTAGAATTAGTTCAATATTGTCTCTGATCGACCGCTCGGTGTCAACAACCATATTACACTCGTACAAAGGCAAAGGACGATCAGGACTAGGTGGCTGAGCTATGGTGTTGCCATCTTCATCTTCTTCGTCGGGTCTACGACCAAAAATCTTACCATCGGTAGCAACGGCGGGAATTACCACAGTATTACAAATCTTTTGAGCATTGTAGAAGCTTTTAAGATCAATTTCACTGAGGTCTAGCCCTCGGCCATAAACAGGATTAGTTAGGTAGTCCAGCAAAACTCTTGCTGGATTGTTAGAATAAGTTTTTGTGTCTGACAAGTAGTAGGTAGCGCCTGACTTCATTACCTCATAGATCATCATACCTTCAACATAAAAAGACAAAGAAGGATTACCATTGTACTGGTAAGAGTCCCGGTTTAATTCGTAGGCACTAGAGCTGTAGCAAGTGTTGGAAAAGATGTTAGTTGAAGGAAAAGAGTTAGCGGTAGCCATTGGGTCAGCAATGTTACCATCAAGGTAAACATTGATTTGCTGACCAAACTTTAGTGTTTCATGATCCCAGTTTTTCCCATCGACTTCGATATCAACAATTCTATTGATTCCACCGTAGCAAATAGCTTGCTGAGAAAACAAATAAGGGTGATTAAAACTGATATGGCTTGCATTGAGTGCATTGCCATTAGTGTAGCGATTGATCCGGGGGTCACTAGTTCCTGGTGCGTAGTTAAAGTACTTGCTGAGTTTTACTGAGGTAACCCCCCCAGCAACCTTGCCACGTCCATAAACTAGAGGCAAATAGAAAGGTTCACCTTGAACGGCAACTTCTACCTGTTTTCTCTTATCCATTTCAGTGGCAAGTTTTTTCTGCCGGTATTGCTGCCAGGCAACAGACCCAAGAAAAGTTGCTACCTGGAGACCTGTAATTGTGATAGTGGCTCCCGCCGCAGCTGAGGCAAAGGCAGATAGCCCTACTGCAATAGTTGAAAAGATCATCTTTTACCCCACCTTAGAAGCACTTCCTTAGCGTCAACAATGACCTCGTCAAAGCTAGTGTCTGTTACACCAATTGGTTTAAGTCTATTAATTCCTGATTTTGACACAAGAACCCCAGAAATATTATCAAGACTAGCCATTGGAGAAGCAGCTTGTATTTTTACTAGTTTTGTAGATTGGTCATTAGAAACAATAATACTGTCAATAATGCCTCTATAGGCTATGGAAATATTACCTGGGCCTAGGTCACTTGGATAAAAAGTAGTACCATACAACCCAATCCAAATTGTTAGAGTTGCCCCGTACATTCCATTTCTCCATAGAATTTGCATCTCATTAGACGGATCCGCTACGATAAACTCGTAGATCTCTCTGTCAATTGAGGTGGAAATCCTAGGAGAACCAAAACCTATGGCGTTGCTACTTGCAAGAAAGGTATTTCCATCCATCACAAGGTTAGTTGTGTGGCTTGTCATCCTTACCGGAGTCGGAGAAACACCAATCTCTGCGTACAGAACGGTACGAACACTAGCATCACTCAGGCGAGCTTTAAAATTTGATCCTACACTTCTCATATTGCCTCTATGATTGAAACTTTATCAAGAGCGATAATTTGACCATCAGAGTAGGTTATACCGTTGATGTTCTCTGCCCCATCGAAAAAAGATAGTTGTGGTTGACTACCAACAGAACCACCTGGAAAATAAACCGTCTCCCCTCCCGCCAAATCTACTTGTAGGCGTGGAAACAAGGATACGTTAAAGGAAGTTGTGTTAGTCGTGACAGTGTTGTTAACCATGTAAATTTTTGAATGGTTACTGAATTGGATGAAGGCACCCCTTGGAAGGATGCCCCCAGTCTGGCTACTCACAACAGGAACTAGCACAGTGTTAGCGGTTGTTGCACTAACAACTGTGCCATTTACGGTAGTGGTTGCAAGCCGATCTACTGAAACTAATTGTGGCATTGTCATTGTTTGAACATTGACAATGTTGGTCACATTATCATAGAACAGTTCATTCTCGCTGCCAGTGTAGCTCACAGTGAAGTCAAGTTCCCAACGTTGGACGTTCATTGAGATACGTTGATGTTTTAGGCTCACGGAGTCTGAAGAGAAGAAAGGCTCGTTAGAGCGGATAGAAAGGGGTGCCAAAATCGGGTACCCCTTGTAGTAATAAACTGCCATTATCTGTTGCCTTTTTCGCGATTGGTCATGTTAACTCCAGCGGTAATATCCGGGATCATCTTAACGATTTCTTTGCGAGTTTGAGCAGAAACATCGCCAGTGACAGTTATATGGAAGTGTTGCTCAGCCTTCCCAGAAGCCTTACCACCACCCATGAGAGCAGTGGGAGGAGAACCAACCCGACCACCCCCGGCAAAGTGGGGAACAGAGCCAGAGTTAATAGAGTGCAGTAGTGGAGACCAACGTTTAGTAGCTGCTGCATTTACAACAAACTCTCCGTTAGACAACATTGCGGGAATAGAGTCACTAGTCCCGGTTCCTGGACCAGAAATATGGCCGCCGTCTGCCAAGTGGAACAACCCACCAAGCCAGCTGAGAGCACCAGCCAAGAATCCACCACCGCCAGCGCCAGCGACTTTTCCGGCGACAGCAGTACCTACTCCAGCACCCATTTGTGCATTTCCAGAAAACATATTTGCAAAGATTGAATCGAGATTCAGACCTTTGAAGATAGAGTTAGTGAAGGAGTCTACAAAACCAGAAATGATCTGGCTAGTAAAATCATCAATAAAACCAGAAATAGCTTGAAGAGGAGTTTCTGTTCCCGACAGTGCTGCCTTCAAGTGAGACTTCATTGAGTCAGACATAGACTTAGCACCGTCAACCCCAACTTGAGCAAAGTAATCTTTGTTCATGTCAGAGGCTTCTTTGAGAGCTTGCTCAAGCTCCCAGACAGACTCTTCTAGTTTCTTAGCGTTTTCCTTAGTACGATCAGCAAGCCATTTGGCATGACGTTCCGCAGCTGTTGCAACCCTGATGCCCTTGGTTCGAGCGTCAGAGAGCTTATTTTCTGCGTCTGTTGCTGGTTCAATCCTTGTTCCTTGCCCACCAGTTAGGTAGTCCATAGTTGATTGAAAGAACCCAGGTTGCTCGGGTGCGAGACCATCTTTATGGTGGCCCATGCGACCGCTGTTGATCATTTGCAACACACCAGCAAACTTCTTAGATTGCTTAGCGTTGATCACAAACTCGCCATTAGACAGCATTGCGGGAATAGAATCGCTGGTTGCAGAGCCTGCACCAAAAACCCAACCGCCAGCTGCCCTACGTGTAGAGCCGTTAGCTTCGGGGTCTACTCGAGGAGTGGGAACATTCAACAACACGCCGCCGCCAAGACCACCACCCATGATGTAGATGTTGGTTGCGTTGACCTTGAGATTGTCGAGAACAGCCTGAAACTCTCCAATTTTCTTATTAGAATCAGCAATCTGAACTGTAGCCATGGCCATTGTAGCCAGATCTTCGGGGTTCAGTCCAGTGTCCTCGTTAGATAAGGCATTAATTTGCAGTGAGTTCACTGGGAAAGCAGACAAGTAATTTTGGTTTGCAGTAAGTTTGTCTTGTTCTCTGCTCAACATTGCTTGGACTCTAGCAGGGAAATCTAGACCATCTAGGGCTAGCGCCCCAGGTTTACCTGCAATTGTTTTACCAAGATTCTCATTAGCCTTGGACAAGGCATCAACCGCTAGAGCAAGCTTCAGGGGAGTGTCGGCAGTTGCAATGCTATCTTTAGCTACTGCAACACTATTCAGGTCCTTATCAAGGTTTCCTGTTGGGAATCCCATCTGCTGTTTCAGCCAGTCACTCAGTTCACTGCCAATTGACTTGACACCTTCCATAAAGTTCTTGATAAACTCAGCACCTTGGTCACGAGCCATCTGAGGGTCAGTGTAGAGCAGAATGATCCACTTACCAGCACCAACAACAGCTTCGATACCTGCTTCGATTGCGTCTAGGACTCGATGCCCAATTTCCGCCATCTTCTCAGGACCCAGGAACCTTGCAATACCCAGACCAATTGCAGCAAGCAAACCAAGACCAAGAGCAAGAGGGATACTAGCACCAATTGCAATGGCACCTAGACCCACAACAAGCGCACTGGTTAGCGCATCAACAAACATACCCGCCATTTTTTGCGTGTCAGGAACAAGCTTTTCAACCATACCTTGCCCGTTCAGAGCAATAGACATAACTTCCATCACAGCAACAGAAAGAATAGCTGCATAGGCTACTTTGTTACCCCTGATAGACTCGGCCATTGCCGTAAACGCAGGGCCAAAGACAGTAATAGTCTTAGCAGCCATGTACTTTGTCAATCCAGTGGTCATACTAGCGGCAAGACCACTACCTACAGCCACTGCGAGTTCAGCACCTATGATAGCACCAACTTGTTGAGCGGCGCTCCAGTCTTGGTGAGATTCTGTTACCCAATCGACGACAGGTTTGACTGCAATAGCTGCACCAATGACAGCACCACGAGTACCTGCTTTACCACCAAACAATTTTGCCAACAAACTCTTAGTAATCTTTTGTTTGATAGTGGTCCAGTCTCGGTTTTGAATCCAGCCAACACCAGCTTCAGAAAACTGACTTGCAAGCAGGCCAATCATTGTACCGGCAACAGTAGAAACACCCTTGACAGCTAGTTCTTGGTTAGAGCTAAGCCCAACACCTTCAACCATTTGTCCACCAATCCACATACCAATAGCGGCACCAAGCCCACCAATCGCAACACGTTGAACACCCTTGACCTTGGTTGGGAAGGCATCAGCAATCATGTTTTCCATTGTTTTCACAAAGACAGCAGAAAGATTTTTAGTCTTTGATTTCATGCCTTGGGGCAGGGGCAAGCTCATACCCATGGCCATTGAAGTTCCAAGCATGGTAATAACTGCAGAAGCAATTTTCATGCTTTGGGACAATGGACCACCAGTCAATTGCTCTATGATAGGATCAATAACTGACTGAGAAATAGCAAAACCAATAGCTGCACTAGTTACCAAACCAAAGGCACTTGACAAGAAGCCAGGGCCAACTTCTGCTGGTTGAGCTTTGCTCATCTTTCTGCCGTTAACAGTTACTCCAGGTTTTTTCCTTGCGTCCTTAACTTTTTTCGAAAGACCTTCACCAGTCATCATGGCGTAGGCAGCGTCAGTAATGAAGGCAGTGCCAAAAGCGGTTGCCAGCTCTGTAGCTGTGTAAAGCAAAGAACCCTTACCAAGCTTCAGCGAGTCTGCGAGTACTTCGCCAAGATTCCAACCAACAAACAATGAGCCAAAACTAGTAAACAATCGCTTGTAGAAAGCAGTTCGTAGCTTCGGGCTCAACAGGGCCCCAGCCAACACGTTGTCTGCAGTTCCTGTCAGGAAGCCAATCATGTATTTAATGCCGCTACGGAAAGTTCCGTTAAAGGCATACATAGCACCGAAGCCAAGAGCAGTACCAATAGTACCAGCCCAGTTAGCCGTCATAGCCTTGATTTGCGCTTCAGGTAAACTAGAAAACACACTACTGAACAAAACCGAACCAAGAGCTACACCAGCAGTAGTCAGAGCGTTACCAATGGCCCTAGAAATCTTTGGAATGAGTCGCTCAGTAGCTCCTGTGGAAGGAATATAGAGTTGGGCAATAACATCACCAAGAGCATTAGACGACAAGCTCTTTGCAGATCCAACAAGCATGTTGTAGATACTGTAGAACCCAGCTTGTAGGTACCAACCAACAATGCTATTAACTTCTTCAACGTTAAAGGCAGTCAACAGCAGCAGCCCAAAACCAAGTTTGAAGCTTTGTTTAACCACACCTCTTACAGAGGCGTTGAACACAGCCATCAGTAGGGTAGACAAAATAAAGACTGCTTGTTTTATGTCAAAGGTATTTACTGCGTAGTCGTAGATTGAGGTAAGCGGGTTTGCAATAGAACCAAAATCGCTAGTAACAACTGCTTTGTAAAACTCAAGCACTTTCTTTTTCAAGGAGCCAAACTGAACTGACAAGAAAGAGCTAGTATCTTTAAAGCTTTCAATCAACTTTGCCTTAGCAATACTTAGGGCCGTTCCAATGGCCTTCAAGGGCAAGGTTGCGCTAAAGAAAGCACCAAGATCAATAGACTTACCATCTTTGCTATACGACTTTATCTTGTCTACTAGGTTCGTAATAGATTGTTTAATTACGTCAATACTACTCAACTGCGTAGCAAAGCTAACCACCCCTGCTCCAAACAGCAAGGCTGACAACAGACCACCCTTGGTACCAAAGTTAGCGTAGGCTCTCATACCGCGGAAAACAGTAGCCATGCCAGTTATAGTAATCAAGGCTAGTTTGAAGTAGTCGATAGAACCAAGCCAAGATTGCAGGTTAGAAAACATATTAACAACGTTATTTCTAAACTCTACCAGGTAAGCTTTTACCTTGGGCCACAAGGTCTTAGTGTATTCTGCAATTTGGTCGACAGTGTCTGGCCAAATAGAGTGACCAACAAGCACGTCCCACAACTCAGTGAAGATAGCAATGACACCGTTCTTGAAGTTGATAAAAATTGCTTCAACTTGTGGCCACAATTCCGAAGCATAAACAACGATCTTGTGAATCGAGCGAGCCCACGGGTTAATGAAGTCATCAACGGTTTTACCAATGGTTTTTGCGTGAGCTCGGAAGTAGTTAGCAATACCAAGCAGAGCTTTACCAATGTACTGGTTGATCCCGAGAGCTCGGTTCAACTCACCATGGTACTGCATCAGAGCATCCTTGGCCAGCATCCACCCAGCCGCAACAGTAGGCGTCTGGTTAGCAGCTTGCTTAGCAAGGTCTTCACGCTGAGACAGCAGAGCGTTGGTAACAGCATCAGTGGTCAGTTTACCTTCTGCAGCCAGTTTCCTGACTTCAGTGGTGCTCATCTTCATACCCTTGGCAATAGCCACGAGGATCATTGGAGCTTGTTCAGCAATAGACTGGAGTTCTTGACCCGAACCGTGCCAGTTACCAGACATAGCCTGACCAAACTGAACAAGAGCTGCTGACGTGGATTCAGGACTCTGAGCTCCAATTTTACTGGCATTCTGAACAGTTTCAACCAGAGAAAGCAGCTTATCAGTGGTGTACTTGTCCTTTAAGGTCAACCCGAGAGAACCAAATAAGTCAGCAGAGTCAGACAGAGTAGACTTAGTATTTGCTGCAATCTCAGACAGCTGTTTTCTAACAACAGCTAGCTTTGCGGTGCGGCCAACAACAATCGAAATTCGATTGTCAATCATTGTCATGGCATCACCAGAGTTGACAACTTTGTTTACATAGGCAAAGGCCCCAGCAAAGGCAGCGGCTGCGATGGCAGCGGCCTTCAGCCCGCCAATGGTATCGAGAATTTTGTTATTAAAAGTAGCTGTAGACTTAGCAGCCGTATCCATCGACTTTGATAGCTTAGAATAATCGGAAGCACGATTCAGGGCCAGCATGTTACGGTTCAGAGTGCTGCTAGACCGAGTAAGACGATTGAGACCATCGTCAATTCTCTTGAAGGCTGCCGTAACTTCCCTGTCTCTTGCTGTAAAGTCAATAGAAACTGACATTTGTTGTTCCTTTAAAAAAATCCCCACGGTGTGAGCGTGGGGCAAAAATCAATCTTTTTTATCGGCGACTGGGTAAGTCGGGGTTCCAAGCGTTGCTAGTGCATGCTCAATGAAATATCGGGGAGCTATTTCGCTTGTCCCATAGTTTACGTAGAAAATGTATTCTTTGTCGTTGACGAGAGTTACTTTACCTTTGTGAACTTCTAGATCCCAGGAAGCTTTTGCGGCACCTGTGTCTACAGGAGTAAAGTTACGGATTTGGTTTAGCCCTTCTTGAGCTTTTTCGAGCAACTTGGCTTTTTCTTCCGCGATTACTCGAGCGACTTCGTAGGCTGTTGACCCTGCAATTTTGACTGAAAGCATTTTTAACCCTTAGGTGAGAGGAAGGAAATATCTCCCTTGATCTTAGGAGCAAATCTTTCAATGAAGGCAAGAATACCTTTCTGTTGAACAAGTTCTTCTTCCTTAGCTTTCTCATGATCTCTCATGGTCTTGAGGCTAGTGAACAAATCTTCAGGCTTAACCTTGTCAGAACCTGCAAAGGCTGACACAATAAGGTAAGTTCGGTAGTCTTCCCTCCAGCCGCTAGGAAATCTCTCAAAGTACTGTAGCCAACCTTGAAGCTCAGGGTAAGGTAAAGACATCAACTCTGTTAGAGACATTCCTAGACTGTGGGCCAGGTCGTAGTAAGATAACTCTTCGTCAGTTAGGCGTTTGGGGCTGCTACAGCCTTAGTGTCAATACCGGAATAAGCCAGAATAGCCTCGACCAGAGCACCGATTTCCGGGAACGGGAAAGACTTGAGCTCGTCGTCAGTCAGCTCGTCTGCGGACTCAACAGCAATGCGAATCAGCTTGAACTGAATTTGAAGACCAGCGTCTTCGGCTTCGGAGTCTGCTCGCTCCTTGACAAAGGACTGAAAGTCCATGACCTCAGCCGAGGACATTTGACGAATAGTCACAGCGTCCTTGACACCCAGGAAGTCAACGGTCTTAGTGGGAAGCTTAACTTTAAGCAGGTTTTTCAATTCAGAAGATCCTTATTTGTATCTTTAATGGAAACGATGAGCGCGGACAATTTGTGAAGGTTACTAAGAGTCAGCAGAATTTCTGCCCCCAGTGCGGGTTGATCATTAGCTTCAGGTAGACGCGCAATTGTTTTGGCAATGGAAATTTCAACACTTGCAAGCATGTGCTTCAAGGTTTCAGCAATGACATACTGGTTGGAAAAGGGTTTAGGTTTCATGATGACCTTGTATGAAGGGTTGCCCCCAGCGAACTGGGGGAAACTATTAAACACCGG